CTTGGCAATCTGACCGATGATGCTGTGCATCAGTTTGTTTTGCTGGTCGGATCTAAGGCTTGGTGTCATGGCAATTCTTCCCTGACCAACACACAAACATTTGCTTCTATGCCGTAGCGTTTTGTCACCCGCAACTTGACGACTTGCACATCATCTTTGTAGACAATGCCGTTCATTGCGTCCAGATAGACTTTAGCCACGTTATCAAGGTCAGGCTTCTTAGGCCACTCCAAACCGTTTAAACAGGCCTCCTTGCGCTTTTTTGAGTAACTGGCAGGGATAGCATGGTTGATGCAAATAAAGATCGCTATGGGCGTTTGTAGCGGCTCTGATGAACCCATTGCTTGACTTGCTTTGCTAGCAATGATGGTTTCATAGTCCACTGTCTTTTTTGGCGTGTATGTTCGACCACGGGAGAACCTTGGTCTTTGTTTGCCAACAGGATCGCCTTCAACGCTGTAAATTACCTGAAAAGTCATTCCAATTCTCCGTCTTGTAGTTTCTTCATCAGCGCCCTTATGCGAGCAACTGATCCCGTGCCATATTTACGCTCAAGCCATTCAATCCGAACTGGCGTAAGCACTTTTTGACCTGTTGATTCCCAAGTCCTAAAAAGAACCCTAGCCTCACCAAGTTCAATCATGTATCTGTCGCCAGCGTCTTGTATCTGTCGGCGTGTCATGGGTAAGGCCAAAGTTGAATCAAGCCCCACTTCATCTTTGGGTACTTGCGAACAGTGTTTGTCTTTTGCAGACGCTGGATGCTGGCCCACACTTGCTTTGTTGTCCAGCAGGTGATTTCTTCAATCTCTTTGCTGGACAGTTCGCCGTGTTCAAGCAGTTTCTTCAATGCGTAAACTCTTGTCATGCTGTTAACACTCTCCATGCTGTTGCTGCACACAAGGGGACTTGTCCGTTTCCAATGGATTTAAGTCTGTCCACCCCAAAGGCCAACCCATTAGCCATTCGACCCACGTTGGGTTCAATTTGCCACCAGCGTGAGTCGCAAGACCAGGCGTTTTCCTGTTGTATTCGGAAGGGTAAGCCCCCTCTTTGTGAATATGCGCCAAAAGAGTTGGAAACATTTTGTCCCTCACTGCTTGATTGATTGTGTATTGCGCTGGTTGCCCCGATTTGCGCTTTGGAGTCCAGTCTGGTTGTGTCCCACGTTTCCCGCAATTCGCATCCGGCGTAGGCCATGTTTGTTGTGGCATTAAATGCTCCCATTTTCCCTGCGCTACTTCTACCAGATTTTTTGGGCCAGTCGTGTTCGCATTTTTGTTCGGAAGATGCGGATTGCAAGTTGGAGTCGGCAAACTGTGACGTTGCAACAATCCAAATTCTGTCCCTTTGGTGGTTTGCTCCAACATCGGCAGCTCCCATAACAGTCCATTTCGTGTCATACCCGAGCGCGGTAAGGTCGCCAAGGACTCGTTCAAGTCCTCGAGTAACGAGCATTGGGCTGTTCTCCACAAAGACGAATCGAGGTCGAACTTCGCCAACCACCCGCGCCATGTGACTCCACATTCCTGATCTTGCTCCGTCAATCCCTGCACCTTTTCCGGCTGCTGAGATGTCTTGGCATGGAAACCCGCCCGAAACAACGTCAACAATTCCTCGCCACGGTTTTCCGTCAAAAGTTTGTACGTCATCCCAAATCGGGAAAGGCGGGAGAAGACCGTCATTTTGTCGGGCGCACAATACGCTTGCTGGATAGGGTTCCCACTCAACGGCACAGACTGTTCGCCATCCAAGAAGTTTTCCCCCAAGTATTCCTCCACCAGCGCCTGCGAAAAGAGCCAACTCATTCATAACCACCTTTCATGTTTTGAAGAATTGTCCACAGCTTTTGTGTCTTTGTCATTGGTGTTTACCCTACTTTTTCACCTTTGCAATCAGTTCAGCAATCCGTTTTTTGTTCGCAGCCATTTGCTCTGCTGTTAGTTTGTTTTCCAACATTGGCAAAGTAGGTTCAGGTGCTTTCCTGCACATTGCGCGAAACTCAAGAACTGTTGGCGGCTTACCGTTGTCAGGCATGTTTTTCAAAGCATAAGCAATTGAGTCAGGATGGTCTTTAAATCCAGCTAACTCATGTGACCAATCAGCTTTGACTTCAGCAATGTCCAAACCTTCCCAACGACCAAGAAAATCTCGTCCATAAATCATGGTCAGCTTGGTAAAGATTCTTTCAACCCAAGGCATAGGTAAGCTCATTTGTTCACCTCAATAGCTTTCTGTGAATCCATGTCAATGGTGCGAAAGAAATCGCTTGCGTCTTGGTAAGGTGCTTGCTTGGCAATGCTTGGCACTGCTTCTTGCATCTTCAATCGCATTGATCTTTGGTAGACAGTCTCTGTCTGGTTTTGCTTTTCATCAGACTTTAGCCAAGAAGCCTCAAGCCCTTGTGAACCTCTTGCACACCAGATGGTCAGAAATGCGTTTAGGGTAATGCCGGCCTTTTCTGCTTCTTTCCTTGCAGACTTCAGTACGGTTTCGGTCACAGGTGCTTTCTTGGCTTTCCTGAGTGACAACCAATCTTGCCATTCTTGTAAACCAACATCAGGTGGGCAAGCAACGCTAGTTGCGTTCTCTCTCTTTGGTTTATGGTTATTGGTTATTGGTTCTTGGTTAATGGTTGCTATTGGGGTAGCAATAGGGGGGCTATTACCCTCCCCATCACCACCCTTTAGCCACCTCTTAGCAGCCCCACGCTTTCCATCTTCAATGAACTTGCGATACTTGGCAATTTCATCGTCAGCCCTTGGGTTTATGAAACCATTTTCGGTTGAAACAAAAAACTCATTCAAGACAGTAAGAACGTCTTGTTCATGCTCTCTCATGCCTATCTGACGCGCAATGTCCCGCTGTTTAATTGGCTGCTCATGAAGGTAGTAATGGTCAAGAAGTCGGCGAAAAGCCAAGTCTTCCATTTGAGAAAGATGGTGCGTGTGACTTTTGTAGTCACCAATGTGAAACTGGTAATAGTGCATTAAAGCAACTCCGCAAATCTCCCTAAAAGAAACGCACGGCAGGTGGGGAGTTCACTTTTCCCGAGGCTCATGACTTCCTCGGTAGCCGGGTTTCAAATACTATACCACCACTCAAGCCCTGCTGTAAACAGTAATCGGGTTGTTGTTGTGGTACTTCTGTTGCGCTAAAACAATCTCACGCTTAGTCATAAGTCGTTGCTCTTGGCTGCGCCAGTTGAACGCATTGCCTGTTGACTTGGCTGTTCCATCTTCCCAAGCATCAGATTCAATTTCTTGATCTTGCACAACACAAACCTTTGATTGTTGCTTTTGTGCAACAAATGGTTTGCCAGTAAGTTGGTGATGGTAGGCGTACTTGCCGTTACCTTGCAAAACTTTTTTGACGCAAACAATGTAGCCTTCTTTGACCAATGCGTCTTTGATCGCTGCTGGTGAATCATGAAATCGTGTTGACATGCGGTTCATGATAATTCGATGGCTTACAGGGCCATCTTTTAGTTGCTCAAGGTAATACGCTTTTGCATGTGACACAGGGATAGTTCCTTCTTTGTGGTGAGTTCAATAGCGCGAGCTAAGAGAGCAACGGTAGCTGCTTCAAAGTCGCCGGGGTCAAAAGTGTATTGCTTTACAGATTGGATTGCAGTGACGCAAAGCTCCTGCGCGGCAACTGTTTCGTAGTGGTCTGGTGTGTTCATGCTGGCAAGGTTATCATTGTTGACCTGCTTGTACATAGGGGTAAACACTGATGTTTTTTTTGTTGATGCGTCATAAGATTGAGGCTCAACAAAACAGGAGTTCACATGAGTACATTTCAAATTCGTTGCAAAGCCCGTGAGTTGTTTAAAACTTACGATGCGCCACCACAAGTCATTCAGCAGTACCAACGCAAGTGGGTGCGTAGCGTCATCCAGCTTGGCCCTAACTGGTTGCTGGCTGAACCAATAAGGAAAGTAGCATGAACGTCTATCAAAAATTAAATGTTGCTCGTAATAAATTTCACAACACCGAAATCAAAAAATCAGGTCACAACAAGTTTGCTGGCTACAAATACTTTGAACTTG